TCATCAACAGCACCACGGTTTAGCTGGCTTGCCGTAGCAAAGAGGTAATCACCTTCCATTGCAAAGTTGCGCAATTCTTCTGATACGTGCTTATCCTTGAGGAACACGTTGTCGGCACTTACCTTAGCCTTTGCTGGCATCATAAGATCCAAATAGTCAACTAGGATAGCGTCGACTCGGATGTCGTTTTGGATCTGATATTCTTTAATATAAGCACGGAGATCATTGACATTGATGCCATTGGGCAACTGCACAATTTGCAACTTGCCTGACTTCTTGCTCTTCATGCTAACTTTGAGCGCAACGTCCTCCATGTTCTTGAATAGCTCTTTGGTTTGCAAACCAGTAATCATGCTATCAAGTCTCATTGCACACAAGTCTTCGCTGAGTTCGAGACTCACGTAAACAACATTGAATCCTTTTTCAACCCAATTGATTGCTAGGTTTTGAAGGAAGAGTGACTTACCCGCACCGCTTCCTCCAGCAAAAATATTGAGCTCTCCACGATTGAAGCCGCCGTATAAGTAATAATCAACCGTGGACCAGCCTGTGCTGGTTCCACCCTTGCGTTCCATGATACGCTGTAGTCGTTCTGCCGGATTTTCCCAATAGTCGGTACCTAGTTCTTTTGCTAGACCAATTTGGACTGCCTGTTTGATTAATTCCTCAACTGCACCATATTCCTTACGTTCTAGCTTGTCTGTGGATTGCAGGATAGCTGCTTCAAGGGCTTTGTGTCGGCAAAATCGTTCAAAATCATCTAGGAACCAATTACGATGGTCTGCGCCAGCTTTGCCAATGTCTTGTAATTCCAGACCTGTTTTTGCTCTTATTTGTTTGATCTCAGGAACCGCACCATATTCATCAGCATACTCGCGGAGAAATTTAACACTATCACGTATGCTGCGGTCAAAATAACTTTCATCCAGAATTGAATTGCAACGCACAAATAATTCGTGATCACTTACTAGGAATTCTAGGTATAGTCTTTGTAACTCTGTATTGTATTCTTCAGCCATTAACTGTAAACATATCCTTGGTCTATATTTGTTTTGTCATAATTCAATGCATTAGATTCTAATTTCCACATCACAAACTCTTCTGGTGTAAAATAAATGTGGTATACTATAAGGTCGGGTCTGAGTTGACTTGTTGACATAAGTGAACCACCAGACTGATATAAACGAGACGTAGAAGTTAATTCATGTATCTCTACTCTTACGGCATGACAGCGCCATAATGGAGTATAATACCAGGACCATCTTGGTTCATCAATCCACTCATCAAATGTTCTAATATCCTGCAATTTAGTCCTTGAGAAATCTTTTTGCCAAAACTCTTATCTTGGTTGGGTTATCTGTTGCGCTTGACAATATGCTTTTTAATACAAAAGGCGAACCAAGTTTTTCACAGGCTTGGTTTGCATCTTTATACAACTCCATCCATTCTGGAAAGCTCACATGCCATCCATGCTCAATTGCAGGACCAATTAGAGAATTACCTGACCTGTCAGCATCTGGTAACAGCACGGTCTTCTTGTTCAATTGGTTGATCAAGCTAGCTTGTTCATTGCTGACACTGTTAGTGCCAAGTGCAACACCATCGATACTTATGGCGTCAAAATCTCCCTCCACCACAATCACAGCATTCCGTTCGGGCTTTTGTCTGTCAAGATTAAAAACAAAATGTGGTGGCTTGATTACTATATATTTGGGTGTATTGGCTGGCGGCGATCCAATAAATCTTGCATTGTGGCCAACTATCTTTCCTTTATACCTATAAGGCAGGATGATACGTTTTCGATATTTGAAATCAGCATCAGTATATGCCCAATCGTGCCAATGTAAAAGATGACGATCACTGAGCATAACCAATCCAGCTTCAAAGTTCTTGTTCATTTTGACTGGCGCAATGTCTGATATTAGTGATGTGCCTTCAGGTAAGCTTCTTTCAGGCCAGTCTGGTGTATAGGCAGGTTTTTCTTCTGGTAACGGATTGAGTAGATTTGCAGTTTCTTCCTCACGCATCAATTCGATATTTAGACGTTGTATATCGCTGCGATCGAATCCCATGCCCGAGAGTAGAGTCTGAACACCACTACTCATGCGATGACCTTTGGACCAACCTGTCTTAAAACCACAATTGAAGCAATGATAAACCCATTCATCATCAGAGAATTGAAAACCACCACGTTGTTTTGTATCAGGACGAGGTTCACCCATGCGAACACAAACAGGACAGTTTCCTGTCACCCAGCCTGAACTACTGGGCCGCCAACCGACGGTTCGGTTGCGAATAAACTCCACAAAGAAATGCATTTAGAATCAGTATATTACAATAGTCTGGACGTGTCTATCAGATGTTTAGAGCCACTGTAGTCTGGTCAATAACTTCAATTACAAAGCGGGGAAGGCTGCGGGTGCTGGTTTGGGCAACCAAAGTGCGGCCGCGCTCATCAGTGACTTCGACAATCATGCTATATAGTCCGGCCTCGAAAATATCAGTCTGGGCTGCGTTCATAAACAAAGTTGCAGCGCCGTCCATCAAAGGATCACTTACCATTGTGCCTTCGAAAACTTCAACATTTTCTGTATTGTATACGCGCGCCGTAATGGTAGATCCCACTGTTAAATAAGCTCGATTGGTGTGGTTTCGGAACGCAAAATACAACACTGTGTCCCATCCCTTATAAATCTGTATTGGATCAGGACTATCACTACCAACACGATATGTTCCTGCGCGGCGATCATTGATCGGACTGGAAACGTGTGGCGTATTATATACATAAACTGTCATGCAGATATTTATCAAAAATCACCAAGACGTTTTGCGTATAAATAGGTGCATGACAGGAAATATTAAACTAGAAGATTTGCTTGATGAGTATCCTTTTTTGACCGTAGCAGTTTACGGCAAGAATGAATATTTGGGCATCATACAAAATCAAGACGCAAACTTGATTAGCATGTATGTATTTGACGAAATCAAAACACCAGAACTTCGCAAAGCGTTTTTAGAATATGGTGCAGAATGGTGGTGGGAAACAAATCGCATGATTCCAATCAACATCATTCTTGGCAAACGTTTTGCACCCTTTAAGGATTGCTTGCGAACATTCAATATCAAAGATTTTGAGATCAAATATGGGCCAAGTGTTTGTCTCAAGGATATCATGCAAAAACGTGTAAAGCGAAAGAATGTTCAGCTGATTAGGCGTGCAGACTAGCTTCATATTGCATCACATCTTGAACAACGTCTTCTTCAAGGTAATTCATTATTAACATGTATCGACTTGAATGACTAACATTTGGCATTTGGCTATGCAATGTTCTTGCATCCCAAACTATCATATCTCCATATGTGATTTGAGGTTGTTCACATTCCCTTAAAAATTGTTGTGTGTAATCTCCACGATAACATTTCTTTATATCCCAGTATTTTCGATGACTACCAGGAACAAATGCTGTTATGCCAGCTGTAACTTTCATGTCATGCATGGGCATTGCAACTTGTATTCCAAGCCTGCGGTCAATTTTTTTATTCCAAGGCTTATGTCTATGTGGTGTATCGATATGTGGTCGTATAGTATTGTTTAATTCTGTTAATACACTGGCATCAGCATGATAAAAAACCGGACGATCTAGAAGTTGCTCAACAACAGGGTCAACATTGGCACGTATTTCTCTGACTCGATTGTTTTGATTGAGTGGTAGTGTCCAATAATTTGCCCATTCAACACTGCGGTGATAACACTCATAATAATTTCCATTTATGTCATGACCACGCAGAGGAATATCAAATGTGTCTTTATGATATACTAGGCTATAGAGAGAGGTAGGTGAAACGAGGGTTTTCCAAACAGCATATCCATGTTCATTTAAATGATCAATTTTATTCATTTATTTTTTCAACCAATAAATTCATATGTAATTTGACAGCCATTGCATAGCCGACAGCATGGCTTTTCTTAAAGTAGTAATCGTCGTTACGTGGGCGGGTCCAGACATGTTTCATGACATGATCCCACTCCTTACCAACAAGTGATCTTTTTGCTGGTCGAATCATAGCCAAAACCGCTGCTAATTGCTCAACATTGCGTGGCTTCATTTGACGACAAATGTCATGGTGTCCACGTATGTGGAATAGCATATCACAGAAATCTTTTTCCTCTAACAATTCCCACACAGGCTCTCGTTCAAGCAATTGATTCATGTGCTGTTCATCTTTTACATCCTTATAGATACCGACATTGAGAACATCAATTTTGAAATATCCCAAATCCTCGGCTTCTTGGTAATCAATGCTACAACGACCAGTAAAAGGATCTTCTGGCACACGATGGAAATATACACCAGTATTACGAGCCCTGGGTTTTTTACCACTGTGGTTGCTTGCGATTGTATGACGAAATAGCTTTAGAATTTTGTCACGATCTGGTGTGTCAATATCGATATCTGTTACTGCTGGTTTCATTTATATCATACCCATGTCATCTTAAATAACAAAAATGTTTCATCATCAGGAAAAACCAATGTCAATCCATCCAGGACGGCGCCATATTCATCACACCATTTTTCCAAAGCCTTATTAATTTTTGGATGGCCCCAATAAGTGTAATCAGATAATAAAATCATGACTTGGTCTTGATCTGAATCGATTCTGCTATCTGACGCAATTGCTTTTATTGGAAGGAACAAATACTTAGGTTGTTTTGACATCTAATATTCCTTCAATCCACTTAACGTCTCTTTGGTTCAGTTCTAATTTGCGTTGCCAATAAGAGAGATCAATTGTCTCAGCAATATCATTTAACAGTTCATTTGGTAATTCATCAAGAGCGTCTTTGGCTTTGCTGTATCCTAGAAATACCCATGGAGATACCTTGCCCATTTTTATATCATTGACCAACGTATGTGGTTTGACCTCGCGCCAGTATTCTGTCCAGTGATATCCTGTGCGTTCTGACCAGCTATCAGCATGTATAACAAAACGCTCTAGAGCGCGCTCTGCTGTTTCCCGTTTGCTTTGTTCAGCCAGATATTGGTTGTATATGCTGTCCTTGCACCACCTGTCTACGGGCGTCTTCTCACGTATCAGCCAGCTTAGATAACGCTCTGGTGCTAACACGCGGGTTTCGAGAACGTAAAGTCCAAAACGAACAAAAGCCCCATAATATTGACTTTTTGCAAATTGTTCGTATGTTTTATGACCACTAGCGCCCATAGCGATACGATACCAATCATCAAAAAACTTCAGGCCCAATTTAACATGTTGCTCGTCGCGTTGAAGGAAACGCTTCTTGATCTTACACATGTGATTAGTCAATGAGCTTTCGCGCTTGAAGGTATTTCCACAATACTCACACTTGAAAGTCATTTGAGATATTCTTTTACCTTGTTCTTGGGTATGCCGGCGTCCTCAAGCATATCGCGAACGTCTTGTTCGCTCATTGAATCCAATGCCATTGCCAACTCATCGTCTTTTAGATGAGGGTATAGACCAAGATAGAATTCCTCAAGCTTTGCATTGCCCTTGCTTGACTTCTTTCTCTTGCCAGGTTTAATCCAAGCGTGAAACTGGTTACTGCCAATACCAACACATTGCATGAGACGAAACTGCAAATCAGGATAGTGACGCAGATCGTTAAAATTGACGTTGACTAGTTCGTTTGTCATATTGAGATAAAAATGGTTGATGTCATCAACCTTACTGCTCGTGCTAGAACAGTAACGCATGAGGACCCACATGCTCAACTCTTTTTTGTCGTCTTCATTGAGATTGGCATACCAATTATACTTGCGTAAATCAATCGCAGACATCTCTTCTTTAATTGTTGGCATCTCGTTTTTCCGTTATTCAATAGACCTAACATATTCATTATACACATATACGGGCGGTCATTATAGTGTTTTGATCCATCCAATGTCGTTAGCTGACCTGGGAAGAGTGGTAGATAGGGGGCGTATACAATTGCACGGTCTACCATAGTTCGCTTATGTCGAGCACATCAGGAACCTTGCTGGTTTCTTTGACAAAGAACGCGCAGTTTGATCCGTCTTGATCTCCCATTGGCACTGCTAACAAATGTCCTTGTTTGAGTTTAGGAAAATGCCATTTAACCTCGCTGTATACATTGACGATTTCAATGGTTTGATAGCTGGGCATGTAGCTTGAGATAGGATTAATAGTAAACGCTGAAAACCCTCTGTCATTAAGTGACGTGATAGGTATAACTTCAGGCTCACCAATTTCGCTGTCACATATGATCAAACTCCAGTCAATAGGCATCTTAAATGTATAATCACCCACTTGTAATACTGCTGCTGGAGCATTGAAGATCTCCAAAAATACGAGCGGCATAAAGTAGTAATCAGGATTTTGCTTGTCACTGTAATCGAGAACGCAATAGCGAATATCATCAATCTCATCAGGTACGAAATCCAACTCGTAAGTTTGATTTTCACTGGTTAAGATTTTCAACTTGGGGTTCCTTTAATACTCGTTTCCCTAATTCACGAATCAGTTTTTGGTCTTGTCGCCAATCTACTTTGTTGATCTTGAAAGGATACTCGGCCTTTTTATAAAACTTCTTCCTTGACGTGAGATGGCGTTTACTAAACTTGGCTGAACTACAAATGTCGTAAATGTTGACGAAATCTTTATCCTCAGCACGGCGCAATCCGCGCCCGATACTTTGAATCACACGGATAAAGCTCTTGCCAGGTTCCACAAGCACCATATTGAAAATTCGGGGAACGTTAATACCCACGGCCGCGACCCCGTAGGTTGCAACGATGATCTTTCCATCGCTGTTTGAAATATCTTTGTAATGTCCGCGGCGGTCTTCGTTCTTCATCTCGCCACTAACAAACACGGTTCGGTCTTCAGGTAGCCTCTCTAGTAGGCCTCGTCCAGCCTTTACCCTATCGACTAACACGAGTGTATTTTCTTCACCAGCGATAGCCATGATAAATTCTGCCATGTAGTCTAGTCTTGCGCTGTCAGTGGTAAGATAACTCAACTCACTCTGATAGTTATCATAAAGCACATTGTCTTGCATCTGTATTATGTCAACGTGACAGTTTGATAGCACCCCGTCAGCTTGTAGTGTAGCGGCTGCTAGCTCTCCCACAACTGGCCCCAACGATACCTTGAGGCCCACTGCGGCGTGTTCTTCAGGGGGTATGGTGCCCGTTAGCCCCCAACGTATTGGTATGTTACGGAACGCGCCGACCAGCATGGCCTTGAGGACATCAGCCTTGGCGCCGTGTGCCTCATCAACAATCACTGCCATGACTCCACGTGTGAAGTCCTCTAGACTCATGTCGCTTTTGCCGTTCTTGAAATTCTTCTGTATGATCTCTAGGCTTTGCCAAGTGCAGATGGTGTGGGTGCGATTGTATTCTTTGCGATCACCATAATATACTCCCACATCCAGACCCAGATTTTGGTAGTCTTCTTCTGTTTGGGTAACCAAGCCTTTGTTTGGCACAACCACAATAGTTCTAGCGCCGCCGTCGCTGCCAGTTGTTAGCTTGTGCATCACTAACTGTTCTTCTGTCATACTGCGCTCGATGAGGTCGCTCAGGGCGGCTGTAATAAGTGTCTTGCCTGCTCCTGTTGCTACTTCTTGAACACTGGATTGGTTCTTCAAAAAGTTATTGATGATCTCTAGTTGATAGTCGCGCAATATAACAGGTTCGCCGGCGACTGGATGACCTTCAGGCCATACACGATCCGCAAAGTGATCTACATCAATTGGAGTGAGTTCTAGATCATACTTATTGCGATTGTCAATTAGACTGACCTCGTATCCTTCTTCAAGGAGCGAGGGCAGAATATCTTCTAGCAAATTTACATATGTTTTGCCGCCTAGAGCGAAGAAGTTGGTCTTGCCGTCCCATCTACCCATTTTAAAAGCCGGGACGTGATAAGCATGAGGTAGCATGAAGCTAAACTCATCATGTAACTTGCGCCTAGTAGACGTGTTAAGACCGTGAATTTTACAATTCACTTCATCGAGCAGCTCGATTTTTGCTTCCATGTTAATAATAATACACTTTTTATCTATGATTGTCAAATACTTATCATAGATGAGTGCGGGTCGGACTCTTGCCCGACCCGCTTGACCAACCAGGGACGCAATGATGGAAAGGAGATGATACTGGCTGGTTAATTCATAACATACATTTATTCTTTAATGATGTCAAGAAGATACTTTGAGTAATTAGAATGTTCGTGGTGGAGCAGAAGGTTCAGTGATTGATAATACTATTTTGAGCATAACAAAGTCGTTATCTGTAAATTCGAACCACCAAGAATATGGTCCTGATGGTCCGGACCGCGCGACGGGAACATAACGCACTTCGTCATTTAAAAATGATCTGAACCAGGATTTCATGTCTTTCATTTGGACATGACTATCATGATAGAAGACAACTGTATTATCAAAATCAAAATCCCATCCATCAATACCATCTGGTATATTCATAATCAGTTTCCATCTTCTATCGATTTAAAAAGGTATTTAGGATCACAGAACTCTTCAATGGTGCGATGCAAGATTTTGCTCTCACTGCCAGCCTGTCCCCAGTCTTCCACATAGTGGATCGAGATCATGCCTTGGTTAATAGGCGAAAGGTCCACTTCAGTGACGTAGAGTTCAGGTGTAAATCTGTATGCTCTGAGCGGCTCGCCTGCGTTTTCCTGTGGATCAGACGCTTCTGTATCCACAATACACTGTGCGATCTGCAGGACTTCCTCCTGCAGATCAGCATATTCACGAAGCGATTCCAGGTTCATGTCACTTCCCCCGCAAGCAAGTCTGGTCTGCATACGTCTGCCAACTATCAGGATCCATGCGAGCAAGGTCCGCAATCTTCTTGACCATACGCAGGCTAAGTTCGCGCAGTGACTTCTGGTTGACCTCGATGTAAGTGAGGATACGATCAATCATCACATCATCAAACTTGTAGGACGTCAACATTCCATCACGCACAATCTGCTTGCAGCGGAGAAACTTTTCATGGCTGTCGTGGATACCCATGTCCAGGTAGTGGCAGCGGCTAACAATAGCCTTGAGGTGCTCACCAATCTTGCCGCGCGACTTTTCAAAGTCAAGGTTGGTAACAAAGATAATGCTACCTTCAAACTCGAACTCGTCAGGTATGCCGCGATCTTCAAGCACACGGCTTTCAGTGCGCCAGGTCAACTTGCGCTTCTTGCCCGAGTCAGTGGCAGCTTTGAGCATGTTGATGCCAGCTTCGTCATTTAGGACGCTGTCGCTATCGTCCAGAACAAGCAGGCTTCCTTCTGCACGGTATTCCCAAAGCAATTGGTAAAGGCCCAGTGCGCTTGCGCTTGCGACCTTCTCGACGCCGCGCTTCGCAGTCTCATCATGCAATTCTGTGTCAGTGACCTTGTCCATGACATCCAGGCTCTCCAGCGTGGTTTCGATACCAAAGCTTTTGCCAACACCAGGAGGACCTGTAACGATCATAGCGCGGACATGGCCTTCAACTGCCGCCATGGTCATGCCATCCAGCACTTGAAACTTTTCACGCATACGATCCATGATCTGCTCGTCAGTCTCGGCTTGGACTTCAGGTTCGGCCTGTGCTTCCGCGGGACGGATAACAGCGGTGCTATCATTGAGTTTGACATCGTTTTCGCTGTCGATCAGGACCCGCACCTTGCGCTTTTGTCCGATCGGCGTGCCGTCAACTGTGACATACATGCCCTTCTTGCCCATGCGCGGGCTGAGCTCCATGGTGAACGGCTGGTTGACAATTTCTTGCTCTCCGTAACGTCCACGCTTGACAATGATCTCGGTCATTTTATCTCCTATTGCTTACCCATGTAATCTAGCAAAAGGTATTGGTAGTGTCAATGACAAAGGCGCCCCTTGGAGCGCCTTTGTCTGTTTTATTTTCAGTGGGTTACTGGGTTTCTCCGATCTTGACACGGTTGATCACTGTTTCCTGGCAGCCAGTAAAATCATTGACTTCCTGCTTCTTGACCGTGCCCGTGATCTCAATAGTCTTGCCATTGATCGTGCGGGCCATATCACCCAGCTTCTCGTTCATGAAGAACTTGATCAGCTTTTCATCTTCAGTAACAACTGTCGCAAGATGAATATGATGACGGGGGAGAAACTTGACGTCCATGACCCGGGCCACGACCTTGATACGTTGACGCAAATCACCAACGTAGCCGTTGGCTTTATGGCTGGCATGAAACTCATCCATTTGGTCGCGCTTGTCGGCCATCCGACGGCTGTTGGGAAGGCTGACAATCATAGCCAGCTCTTTGTTAACGTCAATCTCACCTTTGTCAAACATCCTGCTCAACTGGAGATTGTAGTCATTGATCAGGCCGTCACGGCCCTGCTTGACAAGGTTATCGGCCATTTTGTCCATGAGCAAGACCTGGTCAAAGTAGCTGAAGATTTCCTGTGCCTTCTGTTCATCTTCTGATGTGGTTTCGACACGATAAAGTTCCACACCATCACCATTGGTCTGTGGTTTGGCGCCGTGGCGAACCCGCAACGTGCGGAGAGCAACCGTGCGGTTGTCATCAACACGCTGATCAGTATCTTGATCGTAGTATCCCTGGTTGGACTTGATAAAGCCTTGTTCGCGATCAATCGCAACGGCGACAGCAAGTGCCTCCATCAGGGGATATTTTTCTTTTGTAGGGCGATATCCAATCATCGGACTTCCTTCTGATTTGTAATACTTCTAATGTTGTTAGTATACTGCGAGACGCCCCGGGGCGTCAAGCAATTTTATCGTATTCAGGACGATGTTCTGCACCAATCTTCAGTGCATAGAGGTAACCAATTCCAAGCGCCAGAAGCGGGCAAGCTACCAAAACAATCAAGATATCCATGTTAGTTCCTTTTTGAGGTTTAGTCGTTGAACACAACAGCACTGAGACCTTGTCCCGGGCTGATGTAGTGAAAGGCGAGAATGTCCTCGCCACTTGCGTCACGCTCCACTTTCTGGAGCATGAACAGACGAGTGTCGCCAGTGCGAGCACTGCGAATGTAGAAGCAGCCCATCTCGCGGATTTGGAGTTCGCTGACTTCGGCGAGGAACAGGTTCTTGCTCTTGTCGAAATCAAACTTTCGGCTGCTGATCGTTGCAGGCTGGCTAGACGCAGTATTGCAACCTGGAGTCAGTGCAGCGAGCATTTCAATTTTGGATGCCATGTCCATCTCCTTTGCTTACCTTACCAATATAAGCAAGGTAGCTTGGTTTGTCAACCACTCTTTCAACTTTTTTAGGAGTAGCGTTCCAAAATCATTGCAACCACGATGAAGATCAACACGATAGCGATGATCCACAAGACAAAGTGGAAGAGAAGTATGAACGGCCAAAACAACATGTAGACGTAGACCAAGATGTTGCCCCACTGTGTTGCACTCACCGTCCAGGAAAAAATGCCTGGCGCGGCCAGCCAAATGCCAACAAGGTATCCGATGAGCAGATACATGATTGTTTGGATAAGGTTATCCACGTTAGAATCCTTTATTTTCTGATTGACTATACATGAACGACGCCAACATGTCAATCTAGACTGATATCTTCCATGCCCGCCGTGCGAATCTTGGTGATATTGTTAATTTGGAAGCTTTTGTTATCCAGTCCCTTCATGATGGCTAGATATTTGTTGCGGACGAGTGCAAACTCATTGACCAAGTGCTCCATGTCAATGTAGTCCTGGTCGCCTTCCGCAAACTTGTCAGCATCACGGCTGCTGAGTGCTTTGTTATAGTGCTCAAGATATTTGCGATACTTCTCACGATGTATCTTGCGAAGTTCGATGTTGAGATATTCCAAGATAGCATCAACCTCTTGTAACTGAGCAAAGCGATAAGCTACATCACCTGGTATACGTTTGCTGTTCGCTTCGAGGTTACCCGACAAGAATGTTTCCTTGCGGGCTTCCTCTAGCTCTTTTTCATAATAACTGATTGCAGGGACAATATTTGATAAGTTGTCCTTGACTTTGTTATACCATCCAGACATTATTCATCCCAGTCTTCGTGGTCTTGATCCTCAATCATATTTTCCTGAACATATGTTCGCAGTGCCTTGTCAAATGTATCACAGACTCCATATAGTTCTGGCCCGGCGACACTGAGATCAACAAGGCCCGCCTCGTCAATAGACGTAATAAAGTGTTCCGCTGCGCTGCGTTGATCTTTGACTGGCACATAGGTTTTTATGCCAGACCAAAGTTCAACTAGAGCAACCACTTCAGTAGTGTGTAGACTCATGTTTATTCCTCATTTCGGGTCTATTTATATTTTATGATTCTGTTGATTGATCTTCAAACTCTTGATCATCATCGTCTTCCAACTTGATTTCATGTTGGTCGAATTCTTCCATGATCACATCCAAGCAACTGTTAGTATTGGCTTCCCAATGCTTACGGAATTCCTTGGTGACTTCACCAGTGGCTGGGCTAATATATTCCAGCTTGTTACCAGTTTTCTTGAGCAAGTCATGTGCTTCAAAGAAATCAACAAGGCCGCTGTATGGATCCATGCCAGTGTCCCAAGGTATCCTGACTTGAACACTTTCAAATGGTTTGCTGTAACGGCTTTTGACAACCTTACAGGCTGCGCGGATGCCGTGAACTTTGCTTGTCTTGTTGCCTTCAGCGTCTTCTTTGAGTTTGAGCTTCTTGATAGCAACCACAATACTAGCTGCATAAATCATGCCACTACCACCTGAGATCTTGTCATCTGGATCAAACATGTCCTGACTTGCATATGTATGGTTTGTGCACACCATGCCGATGTTAAGATCACCAAACATATTGACACAGTTAGTAACAAGTGCTTTTAGTTGGCGTGCTTTGCGACCCATGTCACCTTTCATGTCACCTTTTTCAAACTGATTGATGTCGGTTGGTGTGAGCAACATTCCCAAACTGTCTACTACAAATAGAATCTTGGGTCGGTCTTCGTCTTCGACTCCTCCATATTCAGCGCGGTAATCCTTAACAAAATCACTGATAACTTTTGCTACATCATCAATCATGGCCATGTTAAGCTTGAGCAGCTTGTTTTCGTCAGTGTCCACGCCAAGGGCATGTAGCCAGCTTTCATCCAATGCGTTTTCACTATCAATCAACACGACATAAATGCCTTGCTCTTGTGCGTGACGCACTAGATTACCAGCCGCAATAAAGCTCTTGCCAGCGCCGCTTTCACCTGCAAGCATTGTGACCTTGCCGAGAGGAACGCCTTTATGGAAATCATTGCTGATGAGTTTGTTAAGTGTGTAATTACCTGTTGAAATCCAGGTGTTTGGGTCACGGAAGCCTACACTCAGTCCCGTAACGCTTTTCGTAATCGATTTTCTAAATTTGCTTACGTCAAATGCTCGTGCCATGTATTTCTCCTCAGTTGGCAAAATGGACGGGCCTAATGGCCCGTCCTGGGTTTGAGTGTGAAATTAACCGGCCTCTTTACGAGCTCGGATGGCTGCGAGAATATCCTTCGCATCCTTGCCTCCGCCAGAAGATTCTTCTGGAGTTTCCACAGGTGCTGTTGCCGCTGTGGCCTCCTCTGAATCTTCGGCTCGGGTCTCCACGCTTTTAGCCGCGGCAGGTTCGGCTTTGGGCGTAGAGGCTTTTGCGGCACGGTCGCTTGCTCCGCTATTGGGTGCATCCATGCCGTATGGACGGTAATAGTCTGCGAAACGTTCTGGGTCGTAGAGCTCTCCGTCAACGCTTGCTTCAAACATCTGGAAGATGATGTTTAGATCTTCTTCTGTTGGACGCTTGGGCAAGAAATCATTCAGGCTGAACAGTCCATGCTCTGTGATAGCATCACGCTCATCCTGATCTAGGCTACGTTCCTTACGTGCCCAGTTGCTTGTAGTGTAATCAGCATACTGACCCTTCTTGGTCTTTGTGATGCGGAAGTCAACACCTTGATCATAATCAGTTGGAAGATGATCGCCAAAGTCTGGATCCATTAGAGCACTCTTGATAATGTTATGGATCTGTGTGCTAATGACAAAACGACGGATGGGATTTTCCGGTGTTTCTTCTTCAGTGAATGCACTGTTAA